AANAGACCACGTTCAATNATGGATTCAATTATAGAAAAAATAAACAATTANTATTAACAATTTAAAAANTTAACAAAATGCCATTTGGAACAAATCCAGTAATTACCACAACTTACGCAGGTGAGTTTGCAGGTAAGTATTTAGCAGCAGCTTTATTNNNNGCACCAACATTAGAGCAAGGCGGAGTATCAATACTTCCTAACGTTGCCTACAAACAAGTTATGCAAAAAGTAGCTACAGGAAACATCGTAGCAAACGCAACTTGTGCTTTCACAGCTTCAGGAACGGTAACGTTAACTGAACGAGTATTAACAACAGAAGAGTTTCAAGTAAATCTTGAACTTTGCAAGTTAGATTTGGCGCAATCTTGGCAATCGGCAAGTATGGGTTATTCAGCGTTTAAAACGTTGCCTAAAACTTTTGCAGATTTTTTAATTGCACACGTAGCGGCTAAAGTAGCAGCTAAAATTGAAACTACAATTTGGGCAGGAACTAACGCAACAGCAGGAGAGTTTGACGGTTTCAAAACTTTGATGTTAGCAGACGCAGACGTTATTGACGTTTCATCTCCACTTACAACAACTTTAGACGCAACAAATGTAATCGGTGAAATCGGCAGAACTGTAGATTTAATTCCAGCAGCACTTTACGGAAACGAAAATTTAAGAATTTATGTATCTCAAAAAATTGCTAAATTGTACGTTCGTGCTTTGGGTGGTTTTGCAGCTTCAGGTTTAGGAGCAAACGGAACAAACACACAGGGAACACAATGGTACACAAACGGAAGTTTATCTTACGACGGTATTCCAATTTTTATGGCTAACGGACTTGGAGCAAACAATATGGTTGCAACAACAGTAGATAACTTGTATTTCGGTTGTGGACTTTTAAATGATAGTTCACTTGTAAAAACTCTTGATATGGCGGATATTGACGGAAGTAACAATGTAAGAGTAATTTTACGTTACAACGCAGGTATTCAATACGGAATTGGTTCGGACATCGTTCTTTACGGAGTATAACATTAAATAAAAAGCGGAGCGTAAAAGTTCCGCTTTATTTTATTCACATTAAAAAACAAAAAACGAGATGGCTTGTTTATTAACACACGGTAGAGCTGAAGTTTGTAAAGAATTTGTAGGCGGTATAAAGTCAATATACTTTATTAACTACGGGGAAATGGGTGCAATTACTTACAATGCAACAGCAGATTTAGAAGACGAAATTGATATTATTGCAGGAGTTACAACACTTTTTAAATACGATTTGAAAGGCGCAAACTCTTTTGAGCAAACAATTACAAGTTCACGAGAAAACGGAACAACATTTGTAGAACAAACTTTGACTTTTACAATTAAAGGTTTAGATGCAACAACTACAAAGCAAATGAAATTACTTGCTTGGGGTCGTCCACACGTAGTAATTAAGACAAACGCTAACAATTTCTTTATAGCTGGACTTAATCACGGAATGGATGTAACAACAGGACTTGTTTCAAACGGTACTGCAATGGGTGACTTAAACGGTTACACAATGACATTGGTAGGACAGGAGCCAATTCCTGCAAACCATTTGTCTGTTACTTCACCTTACACAGATGCTTTATTAATTAGTAGTTGTTTCACAGGAGCAACAGTAGACGTTGACTAAAATTAAAAAAAATTATTTTTAAAGCCGTTCTTAATAGTTCGGCTTTTTTTTTGTCTTAAAAATTGAACAAAAACACGAATATTTAATTATACTAATATGATAGTATTAACGCCTTCTACAAGTCCGCAAACGTTTAGTTGTATTCCACGAGACAACACGTTTAACGTTATGGAAATAACAGACGAACAAACAAACGTTACTACTACAATTACAATTACTTCAAGAACGGTAGGTGATTATATTTATACAATAACAGCAACTTACGCATTAATAGAAGGACACACCTATACATTAGTTTTAAAATACGGAACTAACATAATTTACAAGGATAGAATATTTTGCACAGCACAACCTTTAGTTACATTTTCGGTTAACAATAATCAATATGTTTCTAATTCCACAACTAACGATTTTATAGTTTATGAGTAATATACACGTACTTAATTTGTCGGCTTACACTTCACCTGTTATTTCGGAAACAAACCGAGAAAATTGGGTTGACTTTTTAACTGAAGAAGGCGACCAATACTTTCAATTTTTAATTGATAGATATAGCAATTCAACAACGAACAACGCTATTATAAACAACGTAGCACGATTAATTTACGGAAAAGGTTTAAGTGCATTAGACGCTAATAAAAAACCAAATGAATACGCACAAATGATGTCTTTGTTTAACAAAGAAGACGTGCGAAAAATGGTTTTGGATAGAAAAATGTTTGGACAATTTGCCGTTCAAGTACACTACAACGACAAGCACGACAAAATATTAAAAGCATATCATATTCCTGTTAATCTTTTACGAGCTGAAAAATGCGATAAAGACGGAAACATAACAGGTTATTACTATTCGGATAATTGGGACGATACTAAAAAATATGCACCGATTAGATTTAACGCTTTTGGTTATTCAAAAGAAAAAGTAGAAATTTTATTTTCTAAACCTTATTCGGTTGGGATGAAATATTATTCTTATGCTGACTATTCAGGTTGTTTACCATATTGCNTANTNGAAGAAGANATAGCCGAATACTTAATTAACGAAGTTCAAAACGGATTTAGCGGTACTAAAGTTGTAAATTTTAACAACGGAATACCAACGGATGAACAACAAAGTATTATTTCAAACAAAGTATTAAGCAAACTAACAGGAAGTCGTGGACAAAAAGTAATAGTGGCTTTTAATAACAACGCAGAAAGCAAAACAACAGTTGACGATATACCACTAAACGACGCTCCAGAACACTATACTTATTTGAGCGAAGAATGTTTACGCAAAATTATGTTAGGACACAACGTTACTTCGCCTTTATTATTTGGTGTTGCTTCAGCAAATGGCTTTAGTTCAAACGCAGACGAACTTAAAAATTCAAGTGTTTTATTTGATAATATGGTTATACGACCATTCCAAGAAGAATTATTAGACGCTTTTGATAGCATTTTAGCATTTAACGGAATAGCATTAAAGTTATTTTTTAAGACTTTACAACCGCTTGAATTTACAGACTTGGAAAACACGCAAACAGAAGAACAAGTTGCAGAAGAAACAGGAACGGAATTAAGCAAAGTAAACACGGAATTAGAAGAAATATTAGCTGAAGTAGATGCAAATCAACTTGGAGAAGGTTGGATAAAAGTAGATGAAAGAGAAGTTGCAGATAATGACGAAGAATTAAACATACAATTAATAAAAGCAGAAACAGATTTAGAACCTAAAACAACGATTTTAAGCCGTTTAATTAATTTAGTTCAAACAGGAAACCCACAGCCAAAATTAAAGAGTTCACAAGACAAGAAAGTAGGTGAATTAAAATATTTTAAAGTTCGCTATAGATACACAGGCAATAAAACACCTGATAGAGATTTTTGCAAAGCAATGATGTTAAAACAAGACAGGCTATTTAGAAGAGAAGATATTGAAGCAATGAGTACAAAAGCCGTTAATCCAGGTTTTGGTGAATTTGGTGCAAATACCTACGACATCTTTAAATTCAAGGGGGGCGCACGATGCCATCATAAATTCCAAAGAGTAACTTTTATGCTTGATTTAAATGCAATTGAAAAGGGTTACGAAGAAATAGGAACACGAGCAGCAGAAATAAAAGGATATAAAATCACTAATCCATACGAAGTTAGTTTTTACCCAAATAACCTTCCTTTAAAGGGATTTAGTCCAAACAATAAAAACTTACCTTCAGACGTAAAATAATGGCAGAAGCACTTTTAGTTACACGACAAGACCTTGTAAAATTCACTTCGTTGAATGGAAATGTTGACACGGATAATTTTATACAATACATAAAGATTGCACAAGATACAGACTTGCAAAATTTCACAGGAACAAAGCTATTAGACAAGATAAAAGCGGACATCATAGCAAATACATTAAGCGGAAATTATTTAACGCTTACAACGACTTATTTAAAGCCGATGCTTATTCATTTGGCTATGAAATATTATTTGCCGTTTGCAGCTTACACGATTTCAAACAAAGGAGTTTACAAACACAATTCCGAAAATAGCACAAGCGTAGAAAAAAACGAAATAGACTTTTTAATTGAAAAGGAAACGCAAATAGCACAACACTACACGCAACGTTTTATTGACTACATAAGTAATAACACAAGTTTGTTTCCAGAATACAACACGAATAGTAATAGCGATATGTTTCCTGATACAAACAACAATTACACTGGATGGTACATTTAAGAACATACAAACCTAAAGAAGTCAACATCGTTAAATTGAAGACTTACTTAAAAAAAATAGAAAATGGCAAATAGTAACGGATGGGGCGATGGCGCTTCAAACAATAACATTGGGTGGGGGCAAGGAGCAAACAACACAATAGGTTGGGGTTCTGTTTACGCAGTAAGTAACGCGGGTTTAACTAATATTGTAGGTTCTGTTTTTAATAACAGAATAACAGAAATAAACGACACAAGAGTAACAGAAAATAACGATAACAGAGAAACACAATAAATACATATATAATGGCAAATAAAAAGATTAGTGAATTAACAGCAAAGGGAACGGCAATAGCTTCTACTGATTTAGTAGAAATTAGTCAAAGTGATGGTGCGGGTGGTTATGTTACAAAGTCGGTAACGGGTGCAAATATTATAGGTTCAAAACAAGATACTTTAGTAAGTGGCACAAACATCAAGACTATTAATGGTAGCTCTGTTTTAGGTAGTGGCGATTTAGTGATAACAGGCGGTGGTGGCTTACAAGGATATTATAATTTTATAAAGCCTCAAGTGGCACAAACGGTAAATAATAGATTTATTAATACTTTTAGTTCGTTTAATACATATACTAATAATATTATTAGATTGCATCCATATGTAACAGCATATACAATAACATCCACTACTATATCAATGCAAGTTCTTACTGGTCAAGCTGGAGCATTAGGTAGAATTCTAATTTATTCAAATTTAAACGGATTACCAAATACAAAACTTTACGAAAGTGCAGACTTGAATTTATCAACAAGTGGATTTAAAACGGCAACTATTGCATTTACTTTTACTGCGGGTACTACTTATTGGATTGGTTTTCAAAACTTTTTAACGGGCACAAGTGCATCAATCACATCAATTTTGAATAATTCAATGATTCAATTTTTAGCAAATCCAACCTCTAACGGTGGATATACTGGATATGAAACAACTGCATATGCTTTCGGAACTGCGCCAACAACAATGGGTGCAGTTACTGGTACAGACCAATCCTTTCCATTAATATTAATTAAATTGTAACTATGGCACAAGTAAGAAACGAAATTTACGATGAAAACGGATTAGTATCCGTTGAATTTATAGAAGTAAACGAACCAACTCAAGAGGAGTTAATTGCTCAAAAAGAAGCACAGCTTTTGGCTATGTACGATGAGTTAAAAGCTCTGAAAGGAGAATAATGAAAAGTAATTATTTAGCATCACTTTATTTTATATCGGGTTTTGCAACTTCAATGTTTATGATGTTTGAAGGACAAGCGAATTACGTTGTTTTGGGCGGTGTCACTTTATTTTTTTACTTAACCTTTAGTTTAACTGAAGCACTTGAAGACTTGAACTTATGAAATTACAATTTTATTTATTACTTTATTCAATTAAAAATTCCGCATTGAAATTACTATCAATTTGCTTTTCTTTTTTCTTACCTATTAGCGGAATACTTGGACTTTTATTTGCATTAATTTTAGCAGATACGGCAACGGGAATTTGGAAGGCAAATCATTTAAAACAAGAAATCACATCCCGCAAACTTTCGGCAATTATTTCTAAATTGTTGCTTTACGAATTATGCGTTATTCTATTTTTTTTAATAGACTATTTTATTTTAAACGATATAATTTTGGTCTTCTTTTCAGTACCATTAATGCTCACAAAGGTGTTAGCGTTGGTGCTTGCTTCAATCGAAATAATGTCCGTGTCGGAGAACTGGCGCATTGTCAAAGGAGTGAATTTGTTCCAATCTGCCAAATTATTGTTCACCCGTGCGATTGATATTAAGAACGACATTAACAAACTAAAATGAATTTAAGTAAACACGTTACATTAGCAGAATTTGAGAATTCACCTACTGCAACAACTCACGGAATAAACAACAAAATGAACGAGTCGCAAATTGCATCCGCAAAACTTTTATGTGAAAACGTATTTGAACCTTTAAGAATTCACTTAAACACGCCAATTAAAATTAGTTCGGGTTTTCGTTGCGTACAACTTAATAAAATGATAAAAGGAAGTTCAACAAGCCAACATACAAAAGGCGAAGCAATGGACTTGCAAATAGGCGCAAATGGGTTTTTCTTTATTAAAACAAAGTTAGACTTTGACCAACTTATTTGGGAGTTCGGAAACGATGAAAATCCTTCTTGGGTTCACGTTAGTTTCAGTTCTAAAAATCGTAAACAAGTATTAAAAGCAACCAAAAAAAATGGGAAAACTATTTATAGTAATTATTAGTGTTTTACTTTATTCGTGTTCGGCTCAATACCATTTGAACAAAGCAATAAAGAAGGGTTACGTTTGCGAAGACACCGCAGACACTTTGACAATAACAAAGTTAGATAGCGTTTTAATTACAAAGTTTGACACGACTTATTACGAAACTTTTTTAAGAACTTTTGACACTATTGTACAATGGAAAACCGAGTACGTTCCTAAAACACGATTAGACAAAAAAATTGAATATAGAATTAAGGTTAAGACTATTTATAAAGACAGGATAGTTGAAAAAGCAAAGGCAAAAGCTGAAGGCAAAAAGAACCGACCTAAAGGAAACCTTAATTTACTTTTTGTAGGTGTTGCAATTGGCTTACTACTTTCGTACCTGTGGAAGTTTGCAAAACAATCATTAATCTAAATTTTTATGGCAAATAGCAGCGCAAGGTTTCGACTTAAACAAGACGAAATCGAAATACTTATGCAGTACAGGGGCATAAAAAACGCAACGGACGAAGCTGGAGTTGATGACAAAGACGTTAAACACGGATGGTTAAAAACTAAACAAGCAAGTTTATTTTTTAAGAACCCAAACTTTAAAGCTGAAGAACTAAACGCAATCCAACAAATAAAAGACGAATGTATTAAAGAAGTAAAAAAATACGCTCCAAAATATACTGATACAGCTATAAAATACGACATTGATACGGACGGACATTTACTTGTAATTGATATTGCAGACCTTCATATAGGAAAACTTGCAACAGCATTTGAAACAGGCGAAGATTACAACAGCCAGATAGCCGTTAAACGTGCAAAAGACGGACTACAAGGCATTTTAAACAAAGCAAAAGGGTTTTATATTGACAAGGTTTTATTCGTTGCAGGGAACGACATACTACACACCGACAACACAAGGCGAACTACAACAGCAGGAACACCACAAGACACGGACGGAATGTGGTACGACAATTTTTTAATGGCTAAAAATCTTTATATAGAACTTTTAGAACAATTAATGAGTTTCGCAGACGTTGAAGTTGTTTATAATCCAAGTAACCACGATTACACACACGGTTTCTTTTTAATGCAACTTATTGAAGCACACTTCAGCAAGTCAAGTATTCGTTTTAACGTAGATTTAAAACACAGAAAAGCATTTAGGTACGGAACTAACTTAATCGGAACTACACACGGAGACGGAGCGAAAATAGAAAACCTTCCTTTATTACTTGCAACGGAGTTTCCTATATTATGGAGCAAAACTAAACACCGATATATTTATTCGCACCACGTACACCACAAAACAAGCAAAGATTTCATAGGAGTAACATTTGAAACGTTACGCAGTCCTTCAGGTTCAGACAGTTGGCATAAAAAAATGGGATATACAGGAGTCCCACGAGCGGTTGAAGGTTACGTACATCACAAAGAATTTGGACAAATCGCACGATTAACGCATATTTTTTAGTTTGATTAAATAATTTATAGTATATTTGTCATTCATAGTTAAAAAAAAGAAAACAGTTATAAGCTCCCCAGCACGTAGCTGTTTTTTTTTGTGCCAATAAAGCTAAATATAGTTTACAAATACATACATTTTTGTAAGATATGCTTTACATAATAGGCAAAATTCCGATTATAACATAATAATCTAAATCAATACTTTAAATTTGTCCAGTTTTTTAATTAATAAACGTGACATTTTTAAGGTTATAACCATAATAACATCAAAGACTTTAAGGTTTTTACCTTACTTTATTCCGATTAATTAAGTAAAAATTACCTTCGTTATATGTTTTTCACCTGAACAAGAGTAGAATTTGCCCCTGTTCTTATTTAGAATGAATATTTATAACGTTTTTTTCTATTCAGAAAACCCAATAAACACAAGCATTTTAAAAATAAATTAAAAATAATTGTTAAAAAGTATTGCAGTTATTAAAATAAGTATTAGATTTGCATATAATTATTTACTAACTATTTAAAACTAACAAAATGAAAGCAAGAAACAAAATGGAAAATTTAAACAACGAACAAATTATCGCAAAATTTAAAATGGCTTTTATATCAATTAAAGAAAGCGATTGCCAAAAAAGAGATAAGGGAATGATAGTAACTATTCATCCTGATTATGGAATAAAACTTTTTCCTACTTATTACACGGCGTACTATTTTTACAATAAAATAAACTTACTTTAAAATAAAAAAAATAAGGGGTGCGACTTGGTAACGCACATTAATTTAAAAACTATGAAAACAGAATTTAACAAAGTAATGGACTTCTTGGAAACACAACAAGAAGAAAACAAATTAAACACGAACCAACTGCATTTAATTATTCAAACGTTGGTTACATTTTTAGACGATGAACAATTACAGGAAGTAGAAAATTTATTTAACCAATTTAAAAAATAAGACTATGAAAGACTACAGAATTGAATACCAAGACAAAGACCAGAACGAATTGTTTATCGGAATTGTAACCGCAGTTGACCTGCAAGACGCAACCGATTACGCAAACAAATTAATGGCAGAAACTAAACTAAATGATTTATACACTTTTGTAATAACTGAACTATGAAAAACTTAATTGATTACTTTACACCAACAACCGAAGAACACAAATCGTTTTTAAAGCACTTTTTAAGCACTCTAAC